CAGTTGTAAGCTAACTCCATCTGATCTTTTTTGATGGTGCAGTTGTATGATTTTTTAACATCAATAGAACTGCCGTCAGCTAATTTCAAAGATGATAGTCCCTGCTCTGCGAGCATGTTGGGTATTATCTCTGAACTAATTTTATCTGCTTGTTCTTTTTTAAATTTAATTTGCTTCTCTAGTGTTTCTATTTCATTCTCAAAAGCTTGTAACTCTTGACAATAAGAAGCTAAGGTTTGTATGTCTGTTTTTTCTATAAGATCTTGTTGATCCTCTTCAAAGTTTATATCTGCCATTACTGTTCTCCTTTCTCGAATATGTTAAATGATAATGGATAATATCTTGTTTCTTGCCTGTCCCATTTTAATAAATTGAATT